TGATTCAATACCAATCTGTATTATGTCGCCTGAGCCAGATACTTGTGAAGATAATCTATCTAGTGATACACCTAAGTTGTATTTAGCTATAGTAGCTGCATTGTCGCCATACTCTGATGTACCATACTCTGATATGTTAATCTCTTTTAATGTAAACGGTGTACTAAAGTAAGAGGTCTGATAGTCATAGCCAACCTTTAATGTAAAGTCTTGTCCTGAACTACCTATAGCTGTAACACTTGCTTTCTTTAGAATCTTATTTATATTAGGAATCTCTAAGTCAAAGTGATTAGTAAAGTAAGACATAAGATAACTATTACCATTGTCCTGATAACCTATATACTCTGCTATACCATCTGCTTGTGTTAAGTATAGTGCTTTAGCTTTAGGGTCATAAACATAATCGGTATGGTCTAAGTTATTCCATGTTGTTACACGAAGTGAAGCATCTTCAAGTGTACCTTTAGTATCAAATACAAACTGTGTCTTTGCGTCAGGTAAGCTAATTAAATAGAAAGCTTCTTCAGGAAAGTATGTTGACTTAATTAAATCAAAGTCATCTTCTCTATTTACAATGTCCATGAATGTATCTCGTACATTCTTAGACAAATCATTTAGTGGTTGTGACTTTTCTTGTATGACACGACCTAATGAACGTAAGCCAGTAGCTGATAAGAATACTACATCACTGCCATTATTCTGTATACTACCTTTTGCTATACAACCTACACCACTAATAACTTCTACTAATCGTAGTGTGTTTACATCAAAGCTACCTTGAAAGCTATCTTGGTCAGCGTAAATAATAATGTTATTACGACAGAATACAATTAGGTAACCATTGTGTTCAGCAAGCCCTGTAATCACATCAGAGCCTTTAGGTAAAACACCTGCTATGTTGAGACTACCTGCACTACCAGAACCCCACTTAGCTCCATTGAGGAGGTCTGAGAAGAATACAGTAGTCTTGTTAGTGGGTGTGTCAGCAGCCCATAACCTACCAAACGCAGACATAACTATGCTAGCTAGTGGTGCTGTACCGTTATAGTCAGCATTGTTTTCTATTGCCTCAAACTCATCTGCCGTAGATTCGTTAGTGTAGTATAGTGGCTTGTAACCGCCTTGAAAGAAGTAAGCTCTATCATTTAAAGTTACTGCTTCCCAATTACCATCACTTAATGTGTCAGTGGTAGTTACAGTTAAAACACTAAGCGTAGTAAAACCTTTATAGAAACCTGTAGCGTTCCACGAGATTATATTCTTAGCATCAGTAACATCTATAAATGGGTGCATACCTAAAAGGTTAAGACCGGTACCACCACTAGTAGTACGATATATCCAACCTTTACGAGCACCTAGTCTACCAAACTCATCTATGACGCAGTTGTTAGCCTCCAGTGCAAATCTTGGGTCATTAGCTACAGAGCTTTCCTGTGTATTCAAACCTAAGAAAGCAGGAGCTACTAGTGATGCTGTTACTAAAGGTTTTGCCATTATGCTGTACTCACTAGGAATGGTGTTTCTTCAAAGGTTAGTATACATGATACGCCTGTAGAACCTGCATCACCTGTAATCTCATAACCAGATTCTAGCATTACATAACCACCATCAGTTTCTAATTGTATATATTCACCTGAGCTTAAAGACTTAGAACCTATAACTGTAATGGTAGAACCATTCTCAATCTTTATATGTACGTTACTAATTGTAGAACCTGTACCATTTGATACAAATGCTAGTACCCACTTTGCTCTAGTATTAGGTGGTACTGTATATAGAACATCATTAGTTGTAGGTAAGTTATCAATCAGTATAGTCTTAGCTTTCATACCAGATTGTCTCCTCTGGGTATTTAGCAGCGTCTAAACTAATAAAGTCATTTAGTGAAGTAGTAGCTCTAGCATAAGCAGATACTGGGTTAACACCCCCATCTTCACCACGTTCTTCTACAGCCATAGCGTATGTTAATAACTCTATAGGTTTAGTAGGTATAAGAATAGTGTCTGTGTCTTCAGTTAAATCATCTGTACGTTGGACTACATTAAACCTTAGCTCGTATACACCATCAGGTATTGGATACACATCTACTAGCGTGTCACCATCTGCACTAATACCATTAAAGTTATAGTAGTATGGTGCACCTCTTTGTGGTGTACTGTTTAAGAATAATTCATTAAAGTGATGTGAACTTTTGTGCTTCATAAATACATCATCAGTGTCGTTAATAACATCAAGTATAGTAAGCCTATTAAGCGTACCATTTAACTCATAGTTAAACACAGTTGACGATGTAGTCACTGTTAAAGTGTTACGTAATGCTGACCAACTCCAAGCAGTTTCTACTGATTCCTTAGCGTCATTAATTAAGGTTGCAATAAGTGCAGAGTAAGTTGATTCATTTACTGTAGATACAGTACGTTCTCGTAATCGTTTTAGAACATTGTTTACTATATTAAGATATGTCATGTATTATAATACCATATATTTGATAGAATGTAAAGAGCTACCACTTGGATTTGTTAGCCCAGTAAGCTGCAGACATCTTACCTTTAGCTATGTTCTTACCATGGCGTGCTTTAAATGATTTACGTTTAGCTTTCATACGTGCACCTTCGCCAGCTTTAGGTTTACCTGCTGTTTTAGCCCCTTGCTCTCCGTAACGGATAGTCTTAATCTTATCCCCCTCTTTAGCCACCACTACGTGTGACTTCTTAGGGTGGTTAGGTGTACGCTTAGGTTTGTTGTAACCTGATACACCAGCCCTTGATAGTCTTGGATCTTTCTTTGCTGCCATTACTTATATCTCTTTGTCAGTCTAGTGTAAGGATAAACCTTGTCTCGCCATTTAGCTGTAACATCTTGTTGCTTCCTACCCATAAAGAGTAATGTCCAAACAGGCTCATCACAATGTACTCTATGGTACTCGTCACTCCTTACTACATTAATAAACTTAGAGTGCCTAGTAGTAACAAGTCCTGCTACTTCTACATCTTCCCAGTAACTACCCTTCAGTAAGAAGGATACAAAGTTACCTTCGTGGTTATGGTATATCTGTTCTATTGGGTATATCTTACTAAGTAGTATAGTGAAGTATGGTGTCCATATACCCCATCTTTTAATCATGTTATTACCTAACCTAGTAATTACATGAGTAGAACCTATGCCCCAATCCTTCATTATCTATTTGGGTCACTTGCTATACGAAAACCATTCTCATTGTAACGTGGTATAACAATCTCTGTATCAGCTAAGTTAGTTAGCTCATCAGCATAATCAGCAGTATACTCAACATAAGTTTCTGTACCTTCTGCGTTCCATACCATTGTTCTAGTAAGGTGTGCAAACAACTGTACTGATACTAATTCTCTATTAGTGTTAAACTCAAACTTGTAGCTATCATCTGGGTGTAACTCTTTATCTACAGAGATAGGCATAGCTATATTAGGATTAAGACTATTAGCCCAAGCAAATACATCTTCGTTACTACCTTGAACATATACAGATTGCTTACCTATAGTATTCATACCTGCATCAAACATATCAGAGATACGATAAACAGTAAGACCAGCACCTAAAGGCTGCATAGAATATGCTGCATCATCTTTATAGAATATCTCGTAAGTCTTAGTGTTAGTATCTAAGTCATAGATATAACGAATAAAGTCTTTGTCTAGTAACAAGTTACCTTGTATCTTAGCTGCAACTGCACTGTTATTATCTGGTGAGCATTGGTGTAGCGTAGATACATTATTGTATAAGTCTTTACCTAAGATTGCTGGTTGATGGAAAAGTCTCGTTAGGAAATACATCAGTAATTTCAGACAGCCTATCAGTTAAGGCTTGTTCTGTTGGGCTTTCTGCCCAGTAAACTCTATTGATTACTGTTTTGTTTTCTATAAATACTCTAAAT